CGTGACCATCTCTCTCCAAAACGGTCCAAACCGGTGCAAAACGGACATACTCAGTCAAAGATATTGGCAGACTCACCCTTTACGCTTGAGACCAGTCCAGATCAGTCGGGGGGCAACTGAGAATGGCCAAAATCCGGGGCAAGACCACCCCGAGGCTGGAAACGCCTAAGCGCAAAGGCAAGAGCAAGGGCAAAGAGTTTGCCGAATGGGTAGCCAAGTACTCAGATCCGCTGCTGCCGTGGCAAAAGTACGTCTCAGAGCGCATGATGGTCACCAACCGCAAGGGTGAGTACACAATCACCACGCAGGGCCTCCTAATTGCGAGACAACAGGGAAAGACTCATCTAGCGCGTATGCGCATCCTTTATGAACTGTTCGCTGAGCCACGCAAAAGCCGGGTGATCGGTCTCTCGTCCAATCGCAACATGGCCATAGACACCTTCCGTCAGGTTGTCTCAGTCATCGAAGCCAACGATGAACTTATGGCCATGGTCAAGCAGATTCGCTATGCGAATGGTCAAGAGTCGGTCACTTTGCTCGATGGCAGCATGTATGAGATCGCAGCCGCTACCCGAGACGGTGTGCGAGGCAAGACAGCGCACCTAGTCTTCGTGGATGAGTTGCGCGAGATAACCCGGGAAGCATGGGCCGCAATCCGGCCGACCACCACAGCCACCAACGGTGTCTTGCTGACGTGCTCCAACGCCGGTGATGCCTTCAGCGATGTATTGAACACGCTACGCGAGACTGCCTTGAGTTATCCTCCTAAATCCTTGGGCTGGTGGGAGTACTCGGCAGAGCCATTCTGCAAACTCGATGACGTGAATCAGATCCTCCAAGCCAACCCGGCTATCGGCTACACGACCAAACTAGAGACCATTCAGGAATACATCAAGACCGCCAAGGCCGAGGATGCCCGGACAGAGCATTTATGCCTGTGGGTCGATGCCATCTCTAGCCCATGGCCTTACATGGCGTTCGAGAATCTCACGGTGCAAGATCTCCAACTCAACCCCGGGGCTTTGACGATATTTGGCATAGATACGGCCGTGACCAAGAAGAAAGCCAGCCTCGTGGCTGCCCAGTTGATGCCAGACGGCAAGATTGGCGTAGGCATCATGCAGCAATGGGAATCAGACGTGGCCATCGATGAACTCAAGGTCGCTGCCGATATAAAGGCTTGGTGGGATAGATACCGACCCCGAATGCTGTGCTACGATAAGTATGCAACCGCCAGTATCGCCTCTCGGCTAGAACAATCTGGTTGTAAGGTTGTCGATATGTCGGGCCAGATCTTCTACACAGCGTGCAGCGATCTGCTCGACAGCATCGTGAACAATCGAATAGTCCACTCTGGCCAGACTGAGTTGGTCTCGTCAATGAATAATTGCGGAGCAAAGATCAACGATGCAGGCTGGCGCATTGTGCGCCGTAGATCCGCGGGGGATGTATCTGCTGCGATAGGTCTGGCCATGGTGGTTCATCAACTACTGAAACCGGTGTCGAAACCTGCCATATTTGCGTAGAATGTCCGTTTTGTGTGGTATCCTTTAGGTCATGGCATTCTGGGATCGCTTCCTCATTCAAGCACCTAAGGTACAAAGCGAGGTCAAGGCTCAGTATGCCCCTGCCGTCATGGGCGATGATTTCGGATATTTCAATACCCAACTCATCACCAAGGTCAGCCGAGACGTTGCAATTTCTTTGCCAGCAATCGTCAGATCGCGCAACCTTATTGCAGGCACGATTGCAAGCATTCCGTTGCATCTTTATCGGAAATCCAATGATGAGCGACTTGGATCTCCCAAGTGGTTAGAGCAACCGAGCATCCACCAGCCTCGATCAGTAACAATGGCCTACACCATCGACTCGCTTCTTTTTTATGGGGTCAGTTATTGGCAGATCACGGAACTTTATCAAGATGATGGCCGTCCGGCCCGATTCCTCTGGATTGCACCGACTCGCGTAACACAGCAAGTCTCACCAGATAATCAATTCGTCACGCAGTATTACGTTGATGGCAAGCCAGTACCCATGGAGGGTCTTGGCTCGCTGATTACGTTCCAAGGACTTAGCGAAGGCATCTTGAACACCGGTGCAACTATCATCCGGCAAGCATACGAATTGCAGAACGCAGCGCATCGCGCAGCAGTCGCACCAATTCCATCCGGAGTTATCAAGAACACCGGGGCTGACCTAAGTGAGAATGAAGTCGCTGCATTACTATCGCAATGGAAAGCAGCACGTCAAAAAGGATCAACCGCCTATCTGACCAGCACTCTCGATTATATGCCGACGTCATTCTCACCAAAAGACATGGGCTATGCAGATCTCATCACTCAAGTCACCACACAGATTGCCCGGCTTTGCAACATCCCGGCCTACTATCTCTCGGCTGATGAGAATAACTCTATGACCTACGCCAATGTCCAAGACGAGCGCAAGCAACTCATCAGCCTTGCTTTGCAGCCATTCATCACGGCAGTTGAGTCGCGACTTAGCATGGACGATATTACAAACACGCAGAACTATGTCCGCTTTGCCGTTGATGATACTTTCCTAAGGGCAGACACAATCACACGCCTCACGGCAATCGAGAAGATGATCTCGCTCGGTCTCATCACGGTCGAGCAAGCACAACAGATGGAAGATCTATCACCCAACGGAGCAGCATGAAACTAACCTTCACAGCAACCGACATACAGGCCGATGAAGGCCGCCGCCTCATCTCTGGCAAGATTTTGCCGTTCAACAACGAGATTGGTTACACCAATGTTGGCCGGGTCAAGTTTCGCTCTGGCTCTGTTCAATGGGATGATGCGAAGAAGGTCAAGTTCTTGCTTGAGCATGACTCCAAGAAACCGCTTGGCCGCGCTCAGTCAATCATGGCGCAGGATGATGCTCTTTATGCGACCTTCAAGGTATCTGCCACTAGCCGTGGCAACGATGCGTTGATTGAGGCATCTGAGGATCTTCGCTCTGGTCTTTCCGTAGGTGTCGAAGTACTCGACTCAAAGCAAGTCGGTAACACGCTGGAAATCATCAGCGCACGACTAGAAGAAGTTTCTCTGGTATCGAATCCGGCATTCAAGTCGGCTGAGGTGCTTGAGGTTGCTGCATCCGAGGTGGATGTAGTTGAAGAAAACAACAATGAAAGCGAGGCATCTCAAGTGGAGAACACCACCCCTGAGACCGTTGCGCCTGAGGCAGTCGAAACTCCAGTAGAGGCCTCTCGTCCAACAATCACCGCTGCCGTTGCATACGCGAAGCCACGCATTGACGTTACTCCGGGTGCATACCTTGAGAACACCGTCCGTGCATCGATGGGCGATGATTCTGCTCGTCAATGGCTCGCAGCAGCAGCAGACACAACCGACAACGCTGGCTTGATCCCAACACGTCAGTTGTCGGAAGTCATCAACCCACTCAGCAACGCTGACCGTCCGTTCATCGATGCGATCAGCCGTGGCACATTGCCTGATGCTGGTATGACCTTCGAGATTCCAAAACTCACCCAAGCACCAACTGTGGCAGAGACCGCAGAAGGCGCAGCACCATCCGACACCGATCAGAATGTCTCATTCCTCAGCGTTACCGTCAAGAAGTACGCTGGACAGCAGACCTTCTCTGTTGAGTTGCTCGATCGCAGTTCTCCTGCATTCTTTGCTGAACTCGCACGTCAGATGCAGTTTGCATACGCAAAGGCAACAAACGCAGCAGTCGGTACGGCAGTCGTTGCCGGTGCGACCGATGGTGGAAACCGCACCATGTCCGCAGCAAACCTTCTCGACTTCATCAGCGATGCAGCCGTTTCGGTCTACTCCAACACGCTTGGCTTTGCGACCAACGTAGTTGTCTCACCAGAGCAATGGGGCGCGATCATGGGCCTTATCGATGGTTCAAACCGTCCTGTGTACGTCCAGACCATCAACCCACAAAATGCTTCCGGTAACCTGACTCCAACAGGTGTCCGTGGAAACGTTCATGGCTTGAACCTGTACGTATCACGCTCACTTTCCGGAACTGGAGACGGCACGATTGTCGTTATCAATCCAGAGTCATACACATGGTATGAGTCCGGCACTTTCCGTCTTGAGTCCAACGTGATTTCAACCGGTTCAGTCAATGTAGCACTTTATGGCTATGGCGCAATTGCGACCAAGGTAGCCGCTGGTGCGTACAAGTGGATGGTTGCATAACCCATTCAGTAATCGTGACCCCGGTTCGAGGCTCGGCCGGGGTCACCCCTAACAGAGAGGATCAAAATGCCAGCAACATACGTCACAGTTGCCGAGTTGCGCACCAACCTTGGCATTGGCACTCTCTACACCGATGCAATAGTTGAAGAAGTCTGCCAGTCAGCCGAGAACCTACTCAAAGAGAAGTTGTGGTTCAACGAGCAGACCGTTGTGGCTATCTCAGCCCAAGACACAACTGGCCGCATCTACATTGCCGAGAATGTCCAGCAATTCGTGGTCGGCGATGTGGTCACCATCGAAAACGTGCGCCAGCACTATAACGGCAGCAAGACCATTACAGCCGTCAAGAATAACGGAGAGCATTACCTAGAATTCGTCAATGCCCAGATTACGACTCGCGAAAAGCACAGCATTGCGCCTTATGGGCGAGTCTATGGATCTACCAGCATCGATTACGCTACCGTGCCACAAGTCCGTGAAGCAGCCATGATGATTGCCGTTGATATATGGCAAGCCCGGCAAATGTCGGCCACCGGTGGCATATCTCCTGATTTCCAGCCTAGCCCCTACCGTATGGGGAACACTTTGATGGCAAGAGTACGAGGATTGATAGCCGATTATCTTCACCCCGGCGGTCTCGTAGGATGAGCGCGATCACAACCCTACGAGGAACGCTAGCAACCGCACTAGCAAGCGCATCGGTGTGGTCTGTGTTTTCCTTTCCTCCGGCCACACCGATTGCCAACTCATGCGTAATTAGCCCGGATGATCCTTATATCGTGCCGAGCAATGACGGCTACATCACCGTTGCGCCTTTGGTCAATTTCAAGATTACCCTCATCAAACCTTTATTTGACAATCAAGGCAATCTGAACGGAATGGAGGATTACATTCTCGAACTGTTCAGCAAGTTATCAGCCTCAACAGTCAAGTACACCATTGGCGAAGTCTCATCACCGGCCGTGATGAATGCCTCATCCGGTGATTTCTTGGCTTGTGATGTTCGAGTCTCAATCCTATCGAGTTGGAGTTAGACATGGACAAGCGCACTAGATTTCTGGTCAAGATTGGCCAGATCGAAAAACCCAAAGCAGTAGCAAAACCCAAGAAGAAGGAAGAACCCAATGGCGATCACGCTGAATAACAAGGTAGGGGTCAAGATCGATACTGTGGATTTCAGCGATCTCGTCACCGCCGCAACCCTCAACATGGCATTCGAGGAACTCGAAGTTACGGCCATGGGAGACACCGCACGTCAATACGTCAAAGGTCTTGAGACCGCAACCCTTACGCTCTCATTCCTCAATGATCCAGCCACCAATGAGATTCTTGATGAACTTCTTACCAATTACGGCACAACCGTAGGCGTGAAGTTGATCCAAGATGCTGGCTCGGCAGTTGCAGACGGCAATAAGTTGTACACCTTCGACATTCTGGTGAACAACCTCACCCCTATCAATGGCGCAACCGGCGATCTGTCCTCACAGGATGTAACATTCACCGTCAATAGCGCAGTAACGGTAGCCGACACCGGCACATTCTAAGGAGCAAGACATGGCGAGCCTCAAAATTGTCCAAACGGACGGGACTACAACTGAACACAGAATCACACCAGCCGTAGAGTTTGCTTTTGAGCAACATCACAAGATTGGCTTTCACAAGGCCTTTCGTGATCGTGAGCAGCAAAGCGATCTCTACTGGCTGGCGTGGGAGTGCCTTCGACGATCCGGCACGACCGTCAAGCCCTTTGGGATGGACTTCGTTGCAACGCTCGACAGCGTGGAAGTAGTCGAGGACAGTTTCCCAAAATAGACCGGGATTCGGTCACTTACCTAATCGCCCAACTTAGCGTTGAGACCGGAATCCCACCAAGCGAATGGCTGGCGATGGATGAGCGCATGTTTCGCGCCATCCTCGCCTACTTGAACGAAAAGGGAAAGGCGGTGAAGAATGGCAGTCGCTCTCGAAGGCGGTCTTGAGACCCTCAAAGCGTTGCGCAAATTCACGCCAGACCTTTATGCAGAAATGAACAAAGAAATCAGATCTGCAATGCAGGAAGTGGTAACGGATGCCAAGACGAGAGTGCCGACCACCATATCTGGGCTGCGCCAATGGGGCGAGCCAAACAAGTTTTTAGGGCAACAGAACTTTCCAAAATACAGCGCATCTGTGGTCAAACGTGGTTTGCAATATACGACCAGATCCTCACGCCCCAATCGGTCTGGCTTCGTAGTCCTTTACGCTTTACTCAACAAAACTGCTGCCGGTGCTATTGCTGAAACTGCTGGCACAAAGAATCCACAAGGTCAGCCGTGGGTAGGCCCTAAGGAAGACCGCCTTTATGGCAATCGGAAGCAAAGTCACTCAGCCAATCCTGGGGCCGGAGAACACTTTATTCGATCCTTGAATCAAGAGATTGGCAGTCTGCAAAGAGTCGGTTCAATAGCCAAAAATAAGCGCGGCCGCATCATGTACGCAGCCCTTGCCGCCCAACAAGGCAAGACCCAAGATCGAGTCTTGAACGCTATCAAAACAGCCGTTGAGAAATACAAAGTTACTACCAGCAAGAGTTATGGACTAGCCGCATGATCAACATACCCATTACATCGACTTTCAAGAAGACTGGGTTCAAGCAGGCTGAACGGCAGATCTCGACTCTTGAAAAAAGCACCAAGCGTTTAGGTGCTGCACTTGCCGCGACCTTTGGAGCAAGGCAGATCACGCGCCTTACCCGGCAATCCATCCGCGCCTTTATTGCTGAAGATAAGGCTGTTCAGGCTTTGGCTCGCAATCTGCAAAACCTTGGCATCGCTTATGACGTGCGCCCGGTAGAAGATTACATTCGCTCATTGCAGTATGCGACTGGCATTGCAGACGGTGAACTTCGTCCGGCTTTGCAGCAGTTGCTGACCAGCACCCAGAATCTTGCTCAAAGTCAAGAACTGCTCAATCTCGCACTCGATATATCGGCTGGCGAGGGCAAAAGCCTTGGCAGCGTAGTTCAGGGATTGAGCCGCGCTTACCTTGGCACTAATACCAGCCTCACGCGCCTCAATATCGGTTTGAGCAAGGCCGATCTCGCAAGCAAAAGTTTTAGCGAGATTACGGCTGACCTTACGAAGCGATTCTCTGGTCAAGCCGCCAGAGCAGCCGGAACATACGCTGGACAGTTGGCTATCTTGACGGCTGCTGCGGAGGATGCTCAAGAGATCCTTGGCGAGAAGTTGGTCAAGTCCGTCACCATGCTTCTTGATGAGGATAAGGGAGTGCCAGCCCTCGCCGAGTCCTTTGAAGACGTGGCTACCTATGTAGGCAACGTTGCCCTCGGCATGGCTAGTGTCGTGGCCCTGTACAAGAAATTGCCGATGACCGGCGAGACTTCTGGTGCTGGATTCGCCAAGGGATTGCTTACGACCCTATTTCCTGCCCTTCAAGGCATTGAGTTATTCCAGCAATTAGGGGCAAAAGAATCAGCGAAAGAACTCCGCAAGCAACAGATGATTTCTCGGGCTATCGCCAAAGAGCAAGGAATGCTTCGATCAAGAAACCTCAAGATCGAGAAGCAGACCACCGATGAACTTACCAAGCAGCAGAAACTCAAAAAGGCTGGTGAGATGTTTGATGACGAGCGCATCAGCATTGCAGCCGCGCTCAAGAATGAGTCGCTTGATCGCAATGAGATTCTGAGGCTGGAACTCAAGAAGGCACTCATCAACGAGAATGCCAGCAAAGCCGAGAAATTGGCAGACCAGTTGGCGCAATCTCAGCGCGAATTGGCCTCACTTCAAGCCCTCAAGTTGGCTAATCCGTTTCAGGCGTGGGAAGATAGCATTGCTCGTATCCGTGCCGGCATGGGTTCAATAGGCGCACCAGTTTCACCGATTACGCCTCAGGGAACTGTATCTGGCCAACAGCCACTCATTGATTCACCTTTGGCCAAACAGCAATTAGTGATGCCTTACACAAGCACCGAGAATGTAATAGATGGCGAAATTCCAGCACCAAAAGTCGAAAGCACGGTCAATGTGTACGTTTCAGGCACAGGTGGCCTAGATGCACAAGCCAAGAAAGATGTGGTCGATGCTGTGATTGAAATGTCGGCCATCGGATATTCCACATCCGGCTGGTATAGGACAACAGGCAACGTAGCAATATGACCTACCCCATCCAACTGACGGTCTCATTCGACTTCACGAGTGGGCCATCCTTTGACCCTCCATTCCTCATTGGCATTAGCCAATTAGGTCTTGGGGTTATGGGTGCTGGTGGTACGTCCTCGCAAGTAGTTGATCTCACCAGCCAGACCCTCAACATCAGTATCCGGCGTGGTCGAGACCTTACGCAAGACAAGTTCAACCCCGGCACAGCCACGGTGCGAGTCATTGATCCCAACGGTGACTGGAATCCTCAAAACCCGGCATCGCCTTACTTCGGGCTATTGCAGCCGCTTCGCAAGTTGGTTGTGGCCGGTACTTACAACGCAGTTACTTATCCGCTATTCGCTGGCTACACGTTGGCCTACAACTACACTTACCCGACCAACGAGGATTTTGGGTATGTGGACATTCAATGCACCGATGCTTTCACGCTATTCAACAAGTCAGCCATCACCACCGTCACAGGGGCTACGGCTGGCCAGACAAGCGGAACACGCATTACCAAGATACTTGACGAAATCGGCTTTCCCGGTGGTCAGCGAGTTATAGACACAGGCGATATAACTGTCCAAGCAGATCCCGGAACGCTTCGCACCGTCCTCCAAGCCTTGCAAGATGTGGAGTTCACCGAGTATGGGGCTGTGTATGTAGATGCCCGGGGTGACGTCGTATTCCGCGAGCGCACCGACCTTGTGGATGCCCTAGCCGCTACCCCGACCGTGTTCAATCAAACGACCGGCATCTCCTACCGCAATCTCAAGTTTGCCTTTGACGATAAGTTGATCTTCAATGTTGCTAACTTCACCAGAGTCGGTGGCACAATGCAGACTTATACGGATCAAGACAGCATAGACACCTACTTCCCTCATGCCATCACCAAAGACAATCTGCTCCATCAGACCGATGCTGCAACCCTCGACCTAGCCAAGGCCTATGTGGCCAACCGGTCTGTGACGGATATTCGCATTGACTCTATGACCCTTGATCTGACCACGCCTAACTATCAGACTGGCATCGAGGCGGCCTTGGGGCTGGACTTCCTTTCACCGGTCGAAATCAGCAATGAGCAACCCGGTGGCTCGACCATCACCAAGACCTTGCAAGTTTTTGGCGTTCAGCACCAAATCACGCCTCGCTCATGGCTCACCACATTCACCACCAGCGAACCTATCCTCGCTGGTTTCATCATCGGCAACAGCACTTACGGTATAATCGGCGTTAGCAAACTCTAGGAGACACAGATGGCAACAGGTTTTCCAGCATCAACCGGTGACGTACTTAGCGCACCTATGTTCAATGAGTTGGTGCAGTACACCATCAACACCCAGTCAGGCACGACCTACACGCTGGCAGCCTCGGATCAGTACCAAGTCCTCGTTATCACATCCAACGCCTCAGCCAAGACCGTCAGCATTCCAACCGATGCCACGACCAACTTCGGCATTGGTACGGCCATCACCATCCTCAACACCGGCACAGCCGATACCACGATCTCAGCCACCACTCCCGGCACTACGACCGTCACTTCAGCCGGTGCGACCAGCGCACAGCCTAAGGTTGCAGTCAATCGCGCAGCAGTATGCGTGAAGACCGCCGCTAACACTTGGCGAGTAATCGGGGCAGTCTCGTAATGATCGGCAATATCGTTGCTGCTATCACCGATGGAGGCGAAGCCGCGACCGATTTCGAGTCCATCGCAACCGTTAGCGTTGGTGCTGGCGGATCTACAAGCATTGATTTCACTAGCATTCCTTCCACCTACCAACACTTGCAAATTAGAGGAATATTGCTCAACCTTACGACACAACCTCAAATGTTGGTGAGATTCAATTCAGACTCGGCTTCTAATTATTCGCGCCATCAAATTGAGGGAAACGGTTCGACCGCTAGCGCAGGCGCAGCAGCAAACGCCACGAGCATAATTCACTTTATCAATGGTATCGAAAGCACTTCAACGGCTGGATCTTCCTTCGTATTAGATATTCTTGATTACAAGGATACGAACAAATACAAAACAACGCGTGCGCTGGCAGGAACGGATAAAAACGGAAGTGGTCAAGCCTTTCTAGTTTCCGGCAATTGGCGGAACACCAACGCAATCAATTCAATAACCCTTCTGCCTAATACGTCTAACTTTGCCCAATACTCCCATTTTGCCCTCTACGGAATCAAGGGATAACATGCCAAAGACCTATGAGCCGATTGCGACAACTACGCTAGGTAGCGCACAGGCAACCGTAACATTCTCGAGCATTCCGGGAACTTACACGGATTTGATTTTGGTCTGGACAGGAACGCTAACTAGCGGAACAAGCGTTTGGGGTCTGCAATATAACTCCGACACGGCTGGAAATTACTCATGGACTTCTCTTCGTGGTGACGGTTCTGGGGCATCAAGTACGCGAGACAACGGATCGACTCGCATAAACTGCGGATGGATTGGCACAAGTCAAACAACGGAACTAGTACATATTATGAATTACTCTAATGCGACAACTAACAAGACCAACATATCGCGCAATAATTCGACTGCGGCTTCTACTTATGTCGCGTCGAACGTCGGTCTCTGGCGTAGCACTTCCGCGATTACCTCGGTGACTGCGCGGACGGATTCTTCAACGTTTGCGACAGGTTGCATTTTTACCATCTATGGAATCAAGGCGGCATAATGGCTAACACATATGTCAAAATCGCCAGCGTGACCGTTGGGGCAGGTGGGGCGGCTTCAATTGAATTCACCAGCATTCCAGGCACCTACGATGATCTAGTCATCAAAATATCCTCACGATCTACAACTAATTTGGGCGGCGTTTGGACTGGAGTGAATGTACGCCTCAATGGTTCAACTACGTCACTCACAAGCCGGCAACTTTATGGAACGGGATCGGCAGCCGGTTCAGCCGCGACCGCCACGGACAACTTTTGGACAACTTCAAGCGCGGCAACCGCAAGCACTTTTGACAATTCAGAGATTTACATTCCTAACTATGCCGGATCTACTAACAAAAGTTTTAGCGCGGATTCAGTAACAGAGAATAACGCTACGGCTGCGCTTGCTGCCCTGACCGCTAATCTTTGGTCAAACACCAATGCAGTCACTTCGATTACTTTGGTGGAAGCAGGTAACTCGTTTGCTCAACATTCAACCGCAGTTTTATACGGCATCAAGAAATCCTAAGGAGACACCATGACCACGAAAATCATCGTTGATTGCTCGACCGGAGTGGTCGAGGAAGTCGAACTGACGGAGGAAGAATTGGCGCAACGCGAGGCTGACCGGATTGCCTTTGAGGCAGCCGAGGCAGCACGTTTGGCCGAGGAAGCAGAGAAGGCAGCCAAGAAGGCTGAACTGCTAGCCAAGTTAGGGATCACAGAGGACGATGCCAAACTCCTCCTCTCCTAGGCTATGCAAGGCAGGCATTCAACTACGCGAGCAACTCGATGACTCGTTTCCGGACCGTAGAAGGCCAGATGGTTGGGTTGCCGATGCCCGGCACTATCGGGACAATCCTCGCTCTGACCACATTCCGGATGCAGAGGGCTGGGTACGTGCCTTGGATGTATCAGTTCACTTGGGCCTCGGAGAGCAAATGCATGACTTGGCAGATCAGTTACGAATACATGCCAGACGAGGCGATAAGAGGATCAGTTACATCATCTTCGACGGTCGAATATGTTCATCACTACAACGCTGGCGATGGAGAAAGTACCGTGGGGCTAACCCTCATCGACAGCACATGCACATAAGTTTTACCAAGCGTGGCGATCTCGATGGTCGCTTCTTCAATGTACCGATGCTAGGAGGAGACCTTGCCTGATTCACTCAAACACCCGATTGTGCTGGCCGTGGGAGCATTCCTTTCAGCATGGGCAGCGACCAACTTTGAACTCGACTACCGGGCGATCTTGTGGGCTGTTGTCTCCGGTCTCTTTGGATACGCCAAGCCTTATAAGAAGTGAGTCCGGAGGAATGGGTCGGACTAATTGCTGGTCTGATCGCGATCGCTGGTGCGTTTGTAGCCGCGTTGAGATGGACGGTTCACCAGTTTGTGCTGGAACTCGGCAATCAGATGTTCGCTCGGATGGACAAACTAGAGATTGAAATAGGCGTGTTGACCGCTAGACAGTCAGAGATCTATGCGACACTTATGACCCAAGGAGGTGCGCACCGTGGCAAAGCGAAAGACCAAGGCGCAAAAACTCGCAAGCCTAAGAGCAAAAGAGCGAGCCGCTAAGCGCACCAAGGAAATCACCAAACTCGATGCATGGGCGATCAGCCTCTATGAGGTTGCCGAGTCAATGAGGCGAGCAGGCTTTGACGATGCGACCATTCAGGGCTGGCTAGTGGATCAGCGATTGCCTGAATGGGTAGCACCTCGGCCTGACGAGTTGGATGATGACGAGGAAGAAGAAGACGATTAGCATCAAACGGATTGCCTTCGTACCAGATCTGCAAGTACCCTTTCACAGCGAGCCTATGGTCAATTCCATGGCTCGCTTTCTTGCTAAGTGGAAGCCTCAACGCACCATCCAGATTGGTGACGAGATTGACCTTCCGCAATTGCGCAATGGCGCAAACGTGCTCGAGGAAGCCATGGGCAACATCGATGAAGACCGGGCATGGACTCAAGAAATCTTGGAGCAACTTGGCGTAACCGATGTGGTCGGTAGCAATCATGGGGCTAGGGTCTATAAGAGCCTGATGAACCGGCTGCCAGCCTTTACCAAACTGCCTGAGATGGCCTACCACCGGTTCATGGGATACGACAAGATGGGTATTGCGTATCATCCACAAGGGGTCGGCTTTGCCCCGGGTTGGATAGCGATCCATGGCGATACTGCACCCCTATCTAACAAGCCCGGCCAGAGTGCCCTAAATTCGGCTCTGAGGGCCGGTAAGAGCGTCGTTCAGGGGCATACCCATAGATTGGGTCTCTCTTCGCATTCTGAGGCCTATAAGGGCAACTATGGGCGAATTCTGTGGGGTTGTGAAGTCGGCAATATGGTGGACTTGACCAGCCCCGGCATGGGCTACACGCGTGGCTACGCCAACTGGCAGCCCGGCTTCGTGGTTGGCTACCTTGAGGGTTCACGCTTCTACCCAGTCCTAGTGCCTATGAACGCGGACGGATCATTCGTCTTTGAGGGCAAGCGATACCGATGATTGAGACCATCGTGCCAATCACCCGGTCCATTGATGACCATATTGACGATTGGGATGCCGCCTCGGATTTCGTTATGAAATCGTTATCAACGACACGCCGTTAGGCGATTGAAGTCTGGCTAGACAGGCGTAGATTTCCTCATGTCGGAAAGCCCGACACAGAGAGGAAAAAATGACCGGATATATCACAATTGCACTCAACAAGATCTCATCAATGGCAATCGCAGCCAAAAGAGCAAACCTGAATGGTGATACCGAAAAGGCTCAAGAGATTATTTACAAGATGCAAATCAAAATGCAGGTAATTGAAGAAGAGTTGATGCGTCAATCAAAGGTCAGCGCATGACCGCTATCGGGTTCGACCCATTAGCCATCTATTACATCATTGCGCTCATAGCCATCCCAGTCTTGGGATTGCTCTACACAGCCATAACCGAGAACTGGTACTGGAAAGGATTCAAGGATGGAAAGCGACTCGCCCAAAACGATCACAGCGCAAGAAGTACTCGATGAAGCAGGCCGTATCCGGGGTGATCGTGGAGCAATCTATGGTCACCCATACATCAATCACCGGCGTATCGCTGACCTATGGAGTGCGTATCTGGAAGTGCCAATCACGCCAGATCAAGCGGCTATCTGTATGGCTTTGGTCAAGGTCTCACGGCTGGCAGAGACACCCGGTCACCGAGGTCGAGACGGATATGTCGATTTGGTGGCTTACGCAAGCCTCGCAGCACAACTGGCAACTACCGACCCCACCGAGTTCGATGCCTATTAGGAAACTGCAAACGAAGTCAATCTGGTGCGATGTCTGCCGACTCGCATACCCTAAGGGTCACCTACGACAACAGACCCCGGCCGTATGGCAGGTGGTCTCTGAGACACAGAAGCACAAAGGAAGGACACGACATTACTGCCAAGAGTGCGCCAATTTCGCACAAGTTTGGCACGATGGGTCTGTGTGGACATTCCGACAACAGTTGGACTACGCGCTCGGAAAGGAGCAATTAGATGGCATGGAACTTGGACAATTATGAGCCAGTTGAGGATCGTCTGGCAAAGTATTGGAATGATTATCCGCCGGGGCGGATTGAGACGGAGTTACTATCACACGAAGGTAATCGCTTTATTGTGGTTGCTCGACTGTATCGAGTGGACACAGATGCGCATCCGTTTGCGACCGGTTTGGCTGAAGAGACTATTACTGATCGAGGGGTCAATTCTACTTCGGCTCTTGAAAACGCAGAGACGTCTGCTATCGGTCGCGCCCTTGCCAACGCTGGCTACGCTGCGAAGGGAAAACGAGCATCGCGTGAGGAAATGGCTAAGGTGGTGCGAGGCGATTCGCCGGTAATCAAGCACCCATGGAAACCGGATGAGAAGCCGGTAGCCAATGAGCCGGTAACGGTGGTCTGGGATGACGTTGAACGCAAGGCCTTTGATGAGAACGACACCTTTATTGCTGACTTGCAAAAGTCGCTCGGGGCAACCGTAGAAGGCTTTACTTGCAGTCATGGGCAGATGCTTAGAAAAGAAGGAACTGGCAAGACTGGACGGCCTTTTATGGGCTATGTCTGTGGTGCTAAGTCAAAGTCTGAGCAATGTCCAGCCAAGTGGGGCAACTGGGTGAATGGCACTTGGGTATTCGAGGGCAAAGCCAATGGCTGAAATAGATCGCACAGGCGAGCCAAACAAGCACCCAGTCAAGTGCGACTGGTGCGGCATTGATCTAGTCAGTTATGCAGGTTATCGAGTCCAGATGCATGAGGAAGACCCATTGGATTACAACTGGGCATGCCAAGAGCATTACGAGAAAGCGTGGTCATGAGCAGAAGGGAGCGAGGCCGTGAGACTGAAAAACTTGTGGCGCAATATCTGGTTCGTCATGGCTTTGAGGGGGCACACGTTACGTCCATGGCTGCTAGTGGTAGCGACATACTGGGCATTGAGGGTCTGGATATTGAGGTCAAAGCGAGACGAGGATTTGATCCTGCATCTGCTATGGCACAACTTAGAGCCAGAGCCAAAGAAACCGGAATGGGAGTGGCCGTTATGAGGCTCAATGGGCAAGGTGAGGCATCCATGGATGATTGGGTTGGCGTGATTCGGTTGGCTGACTTGGTCTATTTACTGAAAGCGAGCGGATATGGCAGACGATAAGCGAGTGACTCGATGCTTGATGTGTGGGGTTTATGTCTATGCCCGGGAACTGTGTGAACGGTGCTACCCGAAGGATGTGGCCGCATGAAAAGTCGACAATCGCCAAGTTACAGCCCCAATGATGATTACTACACACCACCGACAATCTTCGAAGCCTTAGGCCTCACATTCGATGTGGACGTGTGCGCCCCCACCGGAGGCGTGCCGTGGGTTCCGGCTCGGATGCATTACGACATGGCTTTAGATGGATTGAGTCAGCCATGGGAAGGCCTAGTGTGGTGCAATCCACCGTATTCAGGGCCTGCTCCATGGATTGAGCGATTCATTGAGCATGGAAATGGGATTATGTTGGTGCAGGTTGCTCGCAGCAAGGGGTTCCGTAGATTGTGGGATCTTGCTGATGGAATCATGATCCCGGATCACAACATGATGCGTTTTATCAATACCCAAGGGGAGACCAAGACAATATTCATGCCCGTCGGTCTTTTCGCCATCGGCGAGGTAAGTTACCAAGCCCTGCTTCGTAGTAACTTAGGGAGGGTGCGATGACGACACGCCGTCTGACCTGCGGTTATGTAATTGGGCTTGACAGGGCTGGTATGCTGAGTGCCAGTCCGGGCACTATAGACGGCCCGGCACAAGGCTCACAGCATTGGGCCCGCTCTTTGCTAATTTGCCTGTTAGCCGTATTTATAGGTTTGCTGAGTACAGATATATCTCAGGCACGACCAGCCAAAGACCCAATGAATTACAAGTTACACGCATACAATCAACTGAAAGACTGGGATCAGTTTGAGTGCATACTTGAACTCTATGAGCGTGAGAGTAATTGGAGACCCTCAGCGCGTAACGGTTCCCACTTCGGAATACCACAAGGTAGAAGCCAATGGTTAGCCAAGGCTAATCCATATCAACAGATAGAATGGGGTGTGAAGTACATACAGCACAGATACGGCACAGCCTGTGCAGCACTCAAGCACTTCAAGCGTAAGGGTTGGCACTAGTGGCTAAGGAAAGCAAGCGCGATGGAAGGTGGAAGAAGTTACGCATCACCATCCTCAATCGCGATGGTTGGACTTGCACTTACTGTGGTGATGTGGCTACTGAGGTCGATCACATCATTCCACTCAAGCGTGGTGGGTCTGATGATTCAGATAACCTGACCGCGGCGTGCCGAGCATGCAACGCACGCAAGCATGATGACTCGATAGGCGTTTTTTTAGGCACATCTTCTAC